AATAAGGTGATATATTTAAGTTAGTCTTCTGTGGCATCGGTTAAAATTCCAGTATGATTTTTATGTCTTCTTTTTGACGAGGATTTCGATTAATTATAGGTCTATTATCTAGATAGATTATTTCACCAGACCCTTTATTTATCTCACTATCAGATAACCCTTGTGCAAACGTTGTACCTAAATTAATAACTTTGGTTCCATTTGGGTTTATTGTAGCATCAGAAAATGAAATATCTATTGCTCCAGAAAAAGATGACGCTGTTCCTACTACATTATTTGAAGTAATTGCATTTTCAAATCCATATACTCTACCAGACGTTGATATTCCTGAATAATCAGTTTGATCAAGAATTGTTCTATTAAAATTCAAAGATCTATCTCTAAAATACTTCATAACTTTAGTTTCAACATCATATGATGCAACAAAACCAGTTGCAACCTTTCCATTAAGTGGAGTAACAGTAAGAGTTTGTTTTATCTCTTCACCAATTTTAGGAGAAGATCCAGACACGGTACTAAATTTTATTGCCTGTAAAGATGAGTAGGTATTATCTGTATAAGTTATTGCTGTACCAACTTTGGTTGGATTTTTTACAATTCCCACTTGTCCAAATTTAGTATCAATCGGAAAATCTTTTGTAGAGTCGTCAAATCTAGCATAAACAATTACTCTATCGGTTCCCAGTTCAGTATATACGTCATTTCCATGACCTAATTTTGGTGGAATGATTGGGATTAATTTTGCTCTTTGAGTCGTTGCAACATTACTATTAAGAGTACCTAAGTCAACAAGTGCATAACTATAACCTTTTCCACCAGCACTTACTGTAACATTGGTTATTGTACCAGCAGTATCTACATCAACTCTTGCCTTTGCACCTGAACCATCACCAATGATGTCTACTTCTTGACCTTGACCAACTGCATAATTAGATCCACCATTTTCAATATAAACGTGTTTGATTTGATTTTCATTTACAGATGAGTCCCCATTTTCACGCACTGCTCTTATTTGGGCATCAGTGGTAGAAGACCAATTGTTTGGGACAGTAATGAACTCAGTTGAGTCAAATTTAATAATATCACTAGGTGAAACAGTGAAAAGATACTTCCAAACATATCCATCACCACTATTTCCTGCTTTTGATGGTTCCAAGTCTGTAAAGGTTGGTTCGTCCTGTGATACGTTTCCAAGAGGGTTAGTTCCACTTGATCCATTATCAATACAAACGTAAACTTTGAAGTCGGAATTAAGTACGTAGTAGTTCGCATCATACAATCTGTTTGCTTTAGTTAAAGGACTTTGATTAGTAGCACTATAATCATCCCTGTATATTTCATATCGATTTCCAGATATCCAATCTACTCTTCTTATAATTCTTCTTATATTTGCTGATGATACCTTTTTACCAAACATCATAGTATCACCAGAGTGTGCTCTGTATGAAAAACTATCTATAGGTGCAGGAGTATTTGAGTTCCAATTCGCTGATCTTCCGTAACCCACCACAGTATCTGATCCTGTTGGATTTGTTAATCCAACAAAAACATAGTATGAATTATTTGTATTTTCTACTGATTCAACAAAATTATTTGCGTTCAGAATTCTAAATTGGTCAGTAACAATTGCCGACATCTTAAAATTTTACTTTTCTTTTTATTTATAGTGGTTATTTAATCAAAGTCCAAATACTCTGATCGCACCAGAGGATCTAAGACCTCTATGTGATGTTGCAGTGTAATTTTTTCTTTGAATGGTGGGGAATGTTGTTAATCCAGTATTAACAGTTAATCCAGTCACACCTATCGAAATAGGATTGTTTGAACGAACTTGATTACTAGTGTCAGTTCTAAACAATCTTCCCCAACTTAATCGACCCAATGATGTTGTTACACCCGCTGCATCTACACCACCTGTAAATCCTGCAGGACCAGGATAATGGAAACCAGTAGTTGGTAATCCAATATTTCCAATATTAGAACCATTTTCAACATTACAAATAATTTCACCATCTTTATCAATATTTGTAATAGATGCAACCTGATAAATGTTATCTAAGAAAGTTGTTCCTATACCAACTATAGACGAGTTATGTCCACCAACTGATGTTACTCCATGACCAACTGATGTATCTCGTATAAAGACTGGATATCCAGCAAGAAGACTTGATGCATTCTTTGTTGCTCTAAAGAAGAATTTAAGTGCAGTTTGCCCACTTACTGTAACACTTGAAATACCAGTGATAATTCCTGTAAATCCTTCTACTTTGTTTATTGATGTAATCTTCTCAGTTTGGAATTCAGGTAACTCTATAATAACTTCAGGAGGATTAGAATGTGTATAACCAAATCCAACAGCAGTAAGTGGTGTATCAGTGACTGATCCATTTGTTATAGTAGTTGTCGCAAACGCTGTAGAACCTATACCAGTTGTAGTTCCTGAACCAATTGGTGGACGAATTGAAATACTTGGTGCTGATAGATATCCAGAACCAGCATTTGTTATATCAATTGAGATGGTTCCAGCAGCAGAAACAATAGCAGTTGCTGCAGCACCAATATTAATTTTACCTGATGTTATAAGAGCATCAACATCAAACGCTGATAATCCATAAACATCATCTTCGTAAATAAATGACTCAACTTCATCAACAAATATGCTATTTGCACTATTTGTTCCAGAAACTATAGATAGATCTCCTATAATTTTTGCAGTTGGATAAATTTGTGGTTCAATCGAGGGTCTAGATTTGTCAATTACTTGACCATTTACAACTAAATCAACTTTTTGTTTAGTCCATCTTATTGGTTTTTCATTTACTTCATCAACACCTAATCCAGTGTAAATATTAGTTTCAACTAAATCTGCACCTAATATTTCTTTAACAACTCTCTCACCTGTTTGAGATGTAGTAATACCTATTGGACTCTTCATAATTTTTAATTGATCACCAATCTTAATAGTCTCTTGAACATCGACTATATCTACGTCAACTCCATCTTGACCCTTATAGAAGAATATATCAACTTTATCATGATCATTAGCACCTGGTAAAGTTTCTCCTGATGGTGCTTCTTTAAATGTAAATGTAGTTCCACCTTCAAATGAATAAGATTCACCTGGTTTTTGAAGAACTCCATTTACAAATATCAATAGAACAGCATCTAGATCTATCAGTGCAGATTGTGAATTTGTACTATCTTTTTCAAAACTTAATAATTGACCATTAAAGAATAATGGGAATCTCACTCTCGAACCATCTTGTAAATTTCTAATGTCATCGATGAAATCTATCTCACCAAATTGCCAAGCAGAAAACTTATCATTAAATATTCCTAATACTTCAAGTTCAAACTCGTTAATTGGTTTTGTTAAATGTGCAGCAGTCACTAATCCAACAGGTTTAAATTTATCACCAATCTTAAATGAATGACCTGGTCTTGCTATTTTGAATTTAGATATTTCAAAAGTAGTTGAACCAATTCCAACTGTTGTTTTCGATGCTCCTACTTCTACATCAATTAACAAGTTAGATCCAGTATCTGTTGTTGGTCCTACACCTAACCTTGATACACCCACTACAGGTAAATTATCATAATTAGGTTCTGGAATTATAATTTCTGGATTTACATAACTCGTTCCAGCAGAAACTATATTAAATGATAATGTTCCTCCTACACCAACAGTAGCAGTTACATTCGCACCAGTTCCACCTCCACCACCTTGACCAACAAAGAATGTTATTGTATTAATTGTGGTCGCTCCTATACCTGTCTGTATACCTGCAAAAGGATCTTTACCACCTACACCATCAGATGCAATTCCTTTAGTTTTAGATACTTCACGAGGGTAAGGATGATTAGAGAAGAAATCATCTTTAGAACACTTGAATACTAATCCACCAGTGTCTATACCAACAGTGTCACTAGTTGTAAATGTATGATTTGGTATGGTAAGTATTAAATTACCAGTATGTGAAATATACTGTGCGTCAGTTGCAGTAAACCCTTGACTTGCTGCTCCTGAGAATGCA